TACGATGCAGTAGCTTTTGAAGAAGACTTTCTTCGTGACTTAGGCATGATTGATTATACAGTACTTCAAGCAACTGATGGTATCTCTTATCTTAGACAAGATGACTATGATGTACAACTTAATTGGCCACAAACACTAATTGAGATTAGTTCCACAGATAAGCTTAGAATGATTCCTCGCTTTAACCAACCAGTTATATCAAGGATGCGCATTCGGTTACATCCACGACCAACTGTCCAAACGCCAATAAACATTCGTTACATAGCTTATCCAACTGAATTGGTAGATGATTATGACCAGCCAACATGTCCTATAGATTGTCATCGATATATCGTTTATCGGTCACTTCAAGAGGCGTTGTTTAAGCATGGTGAAGATACACAGGCGGTGTATTACGAAAAGAAAGCTGATAAAGAAATGCAGAAGATAGAAGAAAGACACTTAACACAGCGTTCGGCACTTTACATTAAAGAAGGTTTTAAATCCGGGCCAATGCGACTAGTACCCTACAGAACTTTAACGAGAACGCTAGGTAAGGACGGAAGCTAAATGAAAACAAATCAAAAATTAGAAGTATTACCACAAGGTGGTTTATACATCGGTATACCTGCTCCTAATGAAAGTGCCAATAGATTAGTTAATTGGAAGTATGATTCTAAAACACGAGCATGGACTAATAATCTAGGTTTTGAAAAGTTTTTTAGTAATCAAACTGGTTTTGGTCCTTTCACTGCAGCACTACAAAGAGAAGTTGATAGTATCTATTGTTTTCAACAACATAACGGTGCACGTCAATCATTCTTATATGAAACAAATGGGAAACTATTTGTACTTGACCCATCAACACCAGGTAGTGGTAACGAATTAGTGACACTTAAAACAAGCAGACAAACACCTAGTCCAACACAACCTCACACAAGTTATGAACCTTATGGTCGCTATTGTATTATTACAAACGGATTAGATGGACCACTTAAGTTTAAAGGTTCTAAAAACAGTGCATCAATATATGACTTGGGATGGCGACAACAACCTGGAACGCCGACTATCCGGAGTGTAGGAGCACCGGACTCTGCACCACAAACTTTTTTAGATAGTACAGATGAAAACTTTAATGACCAAATATGGTCCGGTGCAGACACAACATTTCGTGGTGTAAGTTCTTCTACTGATGCTGAGTCTGTAAGATACAGATACAAAGTAAGTTTTGTTAATGAAGCAGGTTCTGAGTCACCACTTAGTCAAGCATCAAATGAAGTTCGTATTACATCAGCAACAACTACAAGAGGTTCAGCCACAGGCGTTCCTACAACTGGACTTATACTTGACATACCAAAGGGGCCAAATGGCACACTGGCTAGACGAATATACAGAACAAAAAACGATTCAAACACTTTTTTCTTTGCAGCACAATTAAACAACAATGCAGATGAGACATTCACAGACTTTACAGCTGATACAGAATTAGGTGCAGAAGCACCACTAGCTACAACGTCTGTACTTATGCCATCACCAGCATGCAGATTTAGTGCAACGTTTAAGAATGTTTTATTTATCGACGGTGGTGAGATGGACCCCACGCGAATCTATTATTCGCAACCTCTACAACCAGACACTTTTTCAGCACAAAGCTATTTTGAAGTGGGAACCCGTGAGGGTGGGGACATTACAGGTTTAGCGCCATATTATAATTCTCTATTGGTGTTTAGAGAAAATGCGATAGACCTGATAAGAGGTGACAGTGTTAATGGACTTAATTTGGTTCCGTTCATTCAAGGGGTTGGAACACTGTCACCTCACACCATCGTCCCTATTCCAAACTTAGGTTTATCATTCATGTCACAAGATGGTGTTTATCTCATCAAAGGTGGACTAGATGGTGGAGCTGACTTAAAATTATCTAAAATATCGCAAGGTCTGCAAGAATACTTTGAACGTGCAAGTAGAGACAAACTACCTGCTGCAATCGGCGTATACAGTCAACGTGAAAGAGAATTACATTATTACATGTGTATTGATGGCCAAACATTCTTAAACTTAGGATTAGTCTATCACGTAGATGCAGCAACCTGGTCAGAAAGAAGTGGCTTTCCTTTTAAATGTGCAACAACAGATAAAGACGGAAACATAATTGGTGGTTATGACTTAAACAATGTTTATACAGGTGCACCTTCTTCACCTGGTGAATCACCTGCTAAAGGTGGAATATTTGTAGTCAGTGGATTAAGACAAGAAGGCTATGTATTTACAGGTGTAAGCACAAACATTAAAAACGGACCGATTCCAAGTTCTTTATTTAGAAGTGCATGGTTAGACATGGGTATGCCACAACTTAAAAAGTATCCAAAGTATATCTACCTCTATGTTTTAACACGTGGTGATAATGACGTTGGAATGACAGTTTATAAAGATAGAGACTGGGGTGATGCTTATCTCGCAACTGATATGAAAATGCAAAGAGCAGACCATAAAGACCAACCGGTTTATGATGATGTAGCTTATGTATGGGACGTAGCTTTCTGGCAAGATAAACTTTTGACACAAATAAGGTACGATGTATCTACGGCAGGCGCAGTTTCAGAGTTAGCATTTGAATTAAATACCCAATCTCCTTTAGAGTTTATCGGCTATTCAGTTGAATACCAGGTTGACGGAAAGAAAACTATACGAGGTAAAACATAATGGGATATCGTTGGACAAAAACACAAATAGAAGAAAAAACTATTGTTGAAAGTAGACAGGTCGACATGGCTTTCTCTAACTACACATCAGTTGTAAATGGTGGCATGGATAGAGATAATCTACCTGCTTCATCAGTTGGTGCTGCATCAGTTAATAATGAATCAATAGGTAGAGCTGAACTAGGAACAACTAACTTTCATATACCTTTTGCTGATACTTATCAAGACAGTAATTATGGAAACGGTACGATTACTGATAACAACACAAGAGGTAACAGGATTCGTGGCTATGTGTATCAACAAGACCCGATTAATGAAGGTGATACATTCAATGCTATAGAAAGTAAATCCATTGAGTGTGAAGAAGGAATGCTTCATTGTACATTTAAGGTCAATACATACATGCCTCAGTATTGGTCGTATTATAAAGCATTTACAACAACACTAGTTGCACGGAAACGTGTACAATTTCAAATACTAGTCAATGGTGTTATTGTATATTATGGACCTGCTATAGCACAACCATTCTTTACTTCAAACATGTCAGCAATGATTCCTGTTAGTAAAGGTACAAACACAGTCGAAATAAGAATGAGGCTACCAGCCCGTTTAAATGAAGGTAATGACCAAGTAGTTATTTGCTACTGGGGTGGCCAGTTATATTTACATAACTTTTACAGATAGGAGAAGAAGATGGCAGAAGTTAAACTAAAAACGTTTTATCCAGAGAATGCAGTAACAGATTCAGCTGAGATGAATGCAAATATGAACGCATTAGAAGGTTCATTGGGTTCTGGTGATATTGACGAGGAAAATGTAAGAGCAGAAGGTATAGACTTTCGTAATCTTTCAGAGAGTTTGCACATTGCAGACATAGGACAACTAAACAACGGTTATCAGATATCATTTGGTGCATTGCCAGCAACTGGTGCACGATATGATTCATACTCAATCGATATAAACGAACCTAAAGAAAAGCCTATTAATCATGACGATGCAGGCGCAACAAACACAGCAATAGGTAAAGGAACTAAACTACGCGTTAACGGTACTGCTGGTGAAGACTTAACCGGAGCAGAACTAATAACTGTACAATGGAATGTAAATGTAATGGATAATCTGTTGCATACACCTATTGCAGAATTAGTAACAAAACTTATCGACACAACAACAAAAGATGGTGGAACTGGTGCACCTCATCCTTATGGCTCAGGGATTGGAGAATGGTTCTGGATAATCTATCCAAAGTTTAATGTTACATCTAATGCACTAACTGATTCTGATTTCCAGGATGCAAAATCTGCTGGATTGGTTGATGGAACAGATTTCTTACGACCTGATACAATAACAGGTACTAATTCTATTTCTAATAATTATTTTGACTTTGATGAACGACGATGGGACCATACAATGATTATTCCTAGTATGTTTGCTTCTGCAGGTAATGTTGGTACATCACCGTTTCTTCTAAAGAATGCTGACAAAGACGGTGCAGATAATAATAATGCATTAGGTGGACCACAAATGTTTCATAGCTCTTTCAGTCTGCAAGTTAAAGATGGTGTGGCATCAGGTAAGAAACTTTTTGGTGTCCAATTATTTATTTCAGGCTACTGGAGAATGCATGCATCTGTTGCAGGTATAGGAATTGGTAACGATGTAGGTGCATTTTTAGAATATGAAGACTGTCAACCAGATAAAGTTAATACAGATGGTGACCCAATACCAATTTACGGTGTATCAGGTCAGCTTGCACTAGAAAGAATCCAGACTAGCTGCATCATACACAAAACAAAGGGGGCATAATGGCACTTAATATACCAAACGCGTTTACTACAAAAACAAAGATTGAAGCTGCCAAGCTACAAGAAAATGCTGATACATTGAAAACATATCTAAACGGTTCTATTGCAACTGGTGACATACAAACATCAGCATGGGCAACAACAAAACATTTTATGAAAGGTTTGTATCATACTGTTTCTAACACATACGAGATGATGACTGGTGTATTTGCCGGTCCTTCACTAACAGATTTACCTACATTCCACCCAGGATATGCTGGTTTGTTTATATCAGATTTAAGTGATAATCCTTCTCCTGCTCCAGGATGTGGTATTAGTTTTTATTTAGATGAAGATGCAGATGTTATGCTTAAGCTTAATTTGTCACCTCGAGGCTTACCAATTAATGTAGCTGGAAATGCAGACTTTTCATTAAATGTTAATTTAGATGGTGCCTTCAACAACTATTCTCAGAGTTTCTTTGCTAAGGAAAAAGATTTATCACCTACAAGTGGTGCATCTACGGGAATACCAGGATTTTATAGACGTCGTTCTTATCAAGTTCATACAATATTTCCAGTCGTAGCAGCAGGACATCATAACATACAATTATTTGCACGCTCAAATACACGTGCAATTCCACTAAAATTTTATACGTATTCAATCAGCGCCTATTACAGGGTGTAAAAAAAAGGTTATTATAGGAGGTTAACTATGGACCCGGTTACTATTGGTTTATTAGCAGCAGGAGGACTGGCACGCGGAATAGGCGGAGCTATGTCGACTAGAGCTGCAGGAAAAGCCGCATTTGGTGATGCTCAACAAGAGCGATTAGCAGAATTAAGAAGACAAGAAGAAATGAACGCATTAGGTTTGTCAGATGTACAAAGACAAGAATTAGGCAGAATGGTATTAGACCCTGTTCAAGCAGCTAGTCAGGAAAGACTACTACGACAACAAGCCCTATTAGGTTCTACAGGTGCATTTCAATCAGGTGACGCATTAGCAGGATTAATGAGACAACAAGAAACTGAGGCAAGACAAATGGATGCTGCTTCAAATAAACTTCTTGCTGCTGATATGGCTATGGAACAGAGACAACGAGCAGAAATGAACGCATTAAATGCAGCTGAATCAGCTGAGCAGGCTTCTAAACAAGCAGCAGCTGGTGCATTTATCGCTGGATTAGGTGGTGCAGCAGATGCAGGACTACAATATCAGGCTCTACAGGATGCAACTGCTAGAAGAAATATTAGTTCGGATGCCGCCATCGACCCTGAAATACTTAAATTATTGGAGAGTTTCTAATGGCTACAAACGCACAACTATTTAATACAGCTTACTTTTCTACGCATCAAGAACTTTTAAATCAAAGTATCAAACTAGCAGAAAAAGAATTTGTTACACTTGCAGATAGAATACAACTACTTGAAGGTAAAATAGCAGATTATGAAAAAGCTATTGCAACTGGTACAAACATAACTAAAGGCGGACTAAAAATTAGTGAGTCTGAAGTTACAGGAAGACTAAGAGTACAAGAAGCACGTAGACAAAATCAAGCAAAAGAATTAACAGCTGTTGAAAAGTCTGCAGAGAAATCATTCGATATCAGTCGCTTTAATATGCCTGATGTTCGTAATACTATGCAAGCAAAGATAAGAAGTGGTTCAACAGTTACACGAGCCGTTGATGATGCAATCAATAACGTTGGCGGTAAAGGTGCAGGAAAAGACCAAGTTCAGAAGTATGTTCTTGCTAAATCAATCCTTCAATCAGCAAAATCAGCTGCTACAGCACAAGGTAAGGCTTACAATGAACAAGTTTTAAGAGACCAAATTGCTAGTGGTATGGGAATCGATGGTAATGTAATGTTACTATCAGATGAAAAGATAGTGCAAAGAGTTACACAACCTAAGAAAGATGCTATCAATGAGAAATACGCAAAGATGCCAAAACTTGCTGACATCAAAGCAAAACCTGGTGACATCAAGCGAATGCAAGGTGAACAGAGTGAAGCAGAAGAAAAGCTAAAAATACTCGAAGACCAAATGAAAGACCAGTATGGTGATGACGTTGACTTAGGTAAAATCATTGAAAGAGGTAGAGAAATATACTCACAGCAATATGCACCTCTCACACGTAAGCAAAGAAAAGAATTACGAAAGATGAAAACTGCTGAGAACTTATCACCTACAGCACGTACAAACTACAAAGCATATACAACAGTCAGAGACAACGGCAAGTATATGAGCTATGTCAATACTCTGTTTGATGAAGAAAACAATGAGGACCAGATAGCAAACGCAGCACGCAAAATTATTGAAGGTAAGAATGCAGGACTGGACACAGATGTTAGACTCTTAGCAAAACAATTAACAAACTCTGAAGAAGAAGCTAACGCTGCATTAGGCGTAGCAATGCATTACTTTGTACAAAATGTAGAAACAGGCCTCATACCAAACTTAGAAAAGATGATTGAGAAAGTAGAACAAGAGTCAGATGAAAAGGCAGCACTTGATGAAGCAGCTAAAGAACAAGGTGTATCTGCTGATGCAATCGAAAGAGAAGCAGCTAAAGTTATTCCTGAAATTAATCCAGATTTTCCTAGTGAAGCAGACGTAGAATTTGATGAGAGTGGCGGTACAATAAATCGACCAGGTGCAGAACCTGCTAAGGTTGAAAAGAAAGACAGTTTCTTTGACAAGCTATTTTCAGGTCGTCTATTCCAAAAAGAAGAAGCAGCTAAACCACTACCTCAGGCACCAGTAGAAATACCTACTCAAGAAGATGTAGAATTTGATGAACGTGGTGGTATACCAGAAGTTATAGGCACTCCTCCTGTACGATTAGAACCTATCATGCAGTTAGACATAGGAACAGAAGTTAAGAAAGACCCTACCTTTAGTTATGGATATCGCTTAGAAAGAATTGCACCAAACGGTCAAAGACAATATTCTGGAACTGGAGCGATTGAAGGTAAAACAATTACCCCAGCAATGCAAGAAGAGGCTGAAGCGGCTTATTTGAAACAGCTAGAAGCAGCACAAAAGGCACAAGAAGAAGGACAGTAGAAAATGGCAACACCAACACCAGGTCTGACACCAGGCCAACAAAGTTTTTATGACACACTTTTAATTGACGACCCTGAAGCGGCCGAAGATTTTAAGTCAGCAATCCTTGCTGAACAAG